AATCGGTCAATCAATTCCCAGTTGACATCCTCGGGTTTTGATTCGACAAGATGATCGATGATTCTTGCTGCTTGTTTTAAGAGTATTTTTTCCATAGGATTAAATGATTTGGTTAATGACATTTTGTTTTTTGAGGATTTTTGAAAGAATGGTGTGATCCAATGAATTGGAAATTGTGAGCAAATAAATGAGTGGAGCTGATCCAGTTTTATTGATATTTTCCACTCTGGAACTGGCTTGCTGCAGAGCTGATGTTTGCCATGTGGCCTCAACAAAAATGACTGTATCGGCTGCAGATAGGTCAATCCCTTCCTGACACGCTGCCAAATTGCCAATGAATAGTTTTGTTGTGCCATTTTGAAAGTCCTCGATGAGTTTTTGTCGTGCAGCTGCTGGTGTGTCTCCTGTGATGATGGATGGTTTGTGATCTTTAAGAATGGTGGCCAATTGATGCACCACATCTTTGTGATGGGCAAAAACGATCACTGGCTCATCAACCAGCTTGGACTCGATGAACTCTGCAGCTGGCTTGACTTTACGCATTCCAGACTCTTTCATTACCTCTGATAAACCCTCAAAAGCCAGCATCGGATTTGGGTGTTCGATCAATGCATCAGCGTTGAATTCTTTTTCACGCTTATTGATTGGCAAATCAAATGTGATCAGTGAAGTGATTGGCTGCTGGTAATTGGTAAAAATATCAGCCTTGGTGCGTCTGAGCATTACTGGCTGCATTATGGATCGCAGCTCTGGCAAATTACTGGCTCCTGACGTATCCAGCCCCCATGGTGCATTCCATAATTTGGCATATCGCAAACCAAAGTCATACCAGCCCCCCCGATAGACTCCCAGGCCATGCAGCAATGGCCACAACTCGATGGGTCTGTTTGGAATGGGTGTGCCTGATAGGGCATAAACTCTGCGAATGCGTTTCATCCATTTGAGTGCAGCAATGGTGCGTATGGTTTTGGGGGATTTGATTCTGTGGCTTTCATCCAGCACCAGAGTTTGATATTGGCCAAGCTCATTGAGTGAGCCTAAAACATCATAATTGATGATGGTGACTCCATCATTTTTTGCATTCTGTGCATTCACTTTGCCATTGACAACTGTGACGTTTCCATGGTAGCCAAGTTTTTCAAATGCAGCTTTCCAGACATTTTTCACAATGGCTGGGCAAATGATCAGAGCTGGCAAATGCTCAAGTGCTGCAGCTGCCGTTGGCAATGTTTTGCCCACTCTTGGCTCATCGGCCAGGATGGCTCGCTTGGTGGTTAAGAGAAAATCTCTTGATATTTCTTGATGGGGGAAAAGCATTTTTGATCCAGTTTTCAGTTAATGAATCCTCAGTATATATTAAATTTTGTGAAATTGTGGGAAATTTTGAGAATTTATGTTATAGTGATTTCACCAACACAATTCGGTGTCGGTATTTTTTAAACTGTAAACTGGAGTAAATATGTCTAAATTTGTAACTGGCAAAGGCCGTTTTTCTTTTCTAAATTGGGCCAGTCCCAAAACCAATGAGTTGTCTGGAAAAGAAGAATTTTCCACTGAATTCATCATTCCCAAAAGTGATACGCAAACCATTGCTGTCCTCAAATCTGCAATGAAAGCTGCACTTGATAAAAAGTGGAATGGGAAATATCCAGCCAATCTGCGCAATCCTTTGCGAGATGGTGACACTGAAACCAAGCAAGATGGCACACCATTGCCTGATCAATATAAAGGTGGTTTTTTCATTCGATGCAAATCCAATGAAAAGCCTGGTGTCATCGATGCAGAGGGCCAGCCCATCTTGGCAGCCAATGATTTTGTTTCTGGTGATTGGGGTCGTGTCTCTGTGACTGCTTATGCATATTCCCAAGCTGGAAACAATGGTGTAGCATTTTGGCTGAACAACATCCAGTTGCTCGAGAAAGGTGATGCCTTAGGGTCAAAAGCCTCGGCAGTGGATGATTTTGGAGTGGCCAAAACCGCTTTCCAAGACTCTAATATTCCTTTCTAAACCAATATGTATCAATATCTGCTGAATCAATTTGGTGTTCGCTTGACTCTCGATGAAGTGGCTGGAGTGCTGAAAGTGCCAATTGGTACTATTTATAATAAACGCTCAAAAAATGAGCTGAGTTTTCGCACATACAAAGATGGACTCAGAGTATTTGTGGACACCAAAGATTTGGCAGATTACTTGGATAAAACAAAATGAAATTCCCAAATATAAAACAATACACACCAGCAGATAAAACCGATGTAATGACCACATGGAAACGATTCGGTTTTATCCCTCCAAGTGAAGATGCCAATTACCAGCGCAAATGGACACTGTATAAGTATTCAATCAACGCTGCTGATTACAATATCAAAAATGTTTGATTGGTTTAATATTTTTATGTGGGCAATCGCTCTCGGCTTGCTGGGATTGATTGCCTTTATTTTCAGCACCATTGGATTGATGGTTTATTTATATCTGAAAGAGCATTAGGCTCCACAGATTCTTTCGCATTGGTGCATCACTGCAATGCGCTGCTCTGCACCAAACAATCCCCCATTGATGATCTCTGTGAGTTTGTTGTAATTTTTGGCTTGTGCAGCCTCATTGCACTTATGCGTTTTCCAATACCAGCCACCAATTTGTGCAGCATATTTGGGTGTGCGAGCCAGATCAGGATTGTGGACCAGATCGATGCCCAATGCTTGGCCAGCATGGTAAAAATTATCGTGTCCAGTCAACTGACAAATTGCTGATCCTCTGAACCGCCAGCCATCCCCTGATGCCTCATCTCGATTGCCCATCCGATTTGAATAAATGTGATTGGCAATTTTTTCTGGCTGATGGGCATACTTTAAAGCCTCATCCATCGATGGAAAACGCTTTGGCCACAATTTCATCAGCGTCTCTGGCCGATAGTTTAAATTCTCACTCAAGTCTTTAAAGTGATTTGACTCATATGAAAATTGGCCAATGAAACACGCCTGTTCTTCAAGTGTTGAAATGCCCCATCGATCAAATGTGTCATTGAGTGGGATCGTCCAAACTGGATCGATCTTTAATGAAATCAGCTGCTCTGATGTGATCATTTCACGCCCCCATTGACTGTTTCCATCACTTGGTTGTAGGTGGCAATACAACTGTTGAGCTGGATGATGGCATTGTCTCCATCTGCTGCGATTTGGACAATATCTTTAAGAGCCTGTCTTGAAGACTCGGCTCCATTGGTTGTATTTCCGCTGGCAGTGATGGCATCTGAATTGGCTTGTAAGGCACAACTGGAGGGGAGCTGCAGCCGACCAGCATCGATGTCAGCATCAATGCTGCTTTGCTTGGATTTGTTTTCATCTTTTGATTTCCTGAGTGCTGCGCCAGTTTGCGCCAGCTTTTTGCTTAACTCGGATTCTTTGGCTCTTGCCTCTTGATTAAGTCGGTCAATTTCGACTTGATCTTCAGCCATGCGTCTTTGATAACCATGATGATCGCTGACATAATAACCCCCTGTAATGACCAAAAAAATTCCAAGCACTTTCAAGATAAGTGCATGGGCCTTCAACATTGGTAGAAACCCCACCAAATATGAAAGAGTGTATGCAATCACTCCACCGATCAGTGCAATGATTGCAATGTAATAAAACAAATCATCAAAAAACCATGAAAGCCAACTAAACATTTTTTGTGCTTTCTCGAGCCTGGGCAGTCCTCAAACGCTCCTCTGGGTCTTCCAATGTTGGTGGCCCAGCTGGTGGTGGTGGTGCAGTCCAGCTTGGTGATGCTGCAGCCATGATGATTGGCGCTGGTGGTGGTGCGACATATGCAGCAGTATTGCCTTTGGCTGCATTCATCATGTTGGTGGCCTCATTGCTAATGCCCTTGGTCATAATACCGCCAATGCCCCCCACGATCAAAAGCACAATGTCATTGAGCATTTTGGTAAATGCCTGGTCAATTGGGGCCATGGCTTTGATAGGCTGGCTCACAAACATCACGCTATAGATCAGCGTGACCACAATGAAAAACAAAATCAAAGTAACGACAATGATTACAAATGCCCTGACTCTGACCTCGATGTCATCTGCATTGAGTCTGTCCTTGGGACTGTTGAGTAATGCCAGCAGTATTTCCTTCAATTTTCTTCTCCAATATTGGGGCCACTAAATAATCTGGACAATCTTGATCAAACTCACATCTTGGCCTTTGACAAACATCTTTGCTGAAGTTTTCAGGGTCTTGACAAAAATACCGATATTGATCATGGCAGCCAGCCAACAACATCAAAACAATCAAAATCAGATATTTCATTTTCCCTCAATTCTGGTCAAAGCCTTATCAACTCGAATTTCCATTTTTCTGACATCGGTATACATCCACGCCAGCAATGGCAAAAAAAGCAAAATCACAATGAGCAAAATCACAATCAATATTAAAGCTGGTGTGTCAGACTTAGAATCATTCCCCACATCCACAGAATCATTAGAACTGTAATTGCTGAAACCACCATTCGATTTTTGACTAAATCCGCTTTTTGGTTTCGTTGCCATTGTGCTTTCCTCTTTGCCAACAACTCCTCTCGTCTTGCAAGTGCTTGGACATTCGCAATGTGCCCAATTTGTTCATTGACCCTTGAATACAAATCTTTCAACTCACTTGGTACATGATAGACCATGTAATTTGAAAGCTCAGAATTCAATTTTTCCATTTGTAAATCAGCAATGACCAACTTAATGGCAATTTCGTTGCCTTCTTCATTGGTAGCGTGCAATGCCAGCTCCTCTTGTTCTTTTTTATAGTTTTTTAGGCCATTGTAGGCTTGAAAGAATTTGATCAAAGCATCACTCACTTGCTGGTAAATGAGATTTTCATCAAACTCTGGTGGTGGCTCTTTTTTCTTTTTGGCAGCTTTTGGAGCTGCTTTTTGCACATTTTGTGCGTTTTCTGCGTTTATTTTTTTATCTTGGCCAAAAATAGCAGTTAAAAATCCAAATAATCCTTTCGCTTTCTTTTGAACATCTTTGGCATCTTTGACAATGCCATCAATTTCCTTGACTGCATCGGTGACAATTTGCCTTCCTTCCTTGTACATTTCACACGCATCTTTGCAGAGTTTGAAAGCTCCACTTGCAAGTGCAACAAGGGTAAATGGATCAATTTTTAGAACCCAAACAATTTGTGAGCAAAGGTGGCTGCCACGCCTGGTCCAAGTAACACCAAAGCCATCACTGTATAAAGCAAATACTCAATCTTGGTCATTCGCTTTTCGCCAGCCGTCAAATGCTCTTGGATGATCCTGTATCTCTCAGCACATACTGCCTCATGCACTGCCAGTCTTTTGTCGATTTCAGCGTCCATTGTCCACCCTTAAATGATGGCCAATTTTAAAACAATTCCAATGCCTTGACCACCTCATCAGGATCGACAAATGCATCATGTTTGTATTCTTGATCTTCCCACCACAAAAACTGGTCTTTGGCCAGATAATCCCGACTTTTAATCAAATTGACATTCTCTGGATGGCCAAAGATCAATGGGTCCGATACTGACCAAAGCACAATGCCAGGCTTTTTCTGTATGTATCCCAAATGCTGAAAGAATGAATCGCATGAAATCCATGTCCGACATTGCATCAGTAATTCTTTTAATTCATCCAATGGCAAATCGGGTCTGAAATCTGGCCATATTTGCTTTTCACCAGTGACCCCAATCTGTATCACTTTTTCTTTAATTTCCATCAATAAAACTGACCAATATGGGTAATTTTTAGGGTTTTCCCGACCATTCATCAGCTTTTTGGAGTATGGGGAAACAATGATCATAAGTACATCTTTCTGAATGCTGCATTCAATGAGTCAGTCCATTTCCACTGCGCCATCTTCAAATATATGTTCCACTGATCGATGTCACCAAACAATTCTTTGGCTGCAGCAATGGATTCGCCTGGCACAATGTCTGGGTAGCAGCTGAACACAATTGGGTTTTTGATATAAGGCAATATTTCAGAAAATACCAAATGATCCCCCATGCCACAATTGAGCACAACAATGGTGTTGTTTCTTAACTTTAAAAAATTCCTAAATATCTGCTCATCATGTGCATACATTGATTGATCAGTTTCTGACCTGATGCCACCGCTTGGGTTTTTCAAATGCCAAGTGACCGCATTGGGTACTGCATAAAGATCATATCCTTTTTGATGTAAAGCATAGCTGAACAATGTTTCTTCCCTGTGGGCCACTTTTGAAAGCCCCAAGTTATAGTCCACAATGCCAGCTCGATATAAAAATGAGCAATGCAAATGCTCGACTTTTTTCCGTTTGGGAATATATTTCCATTGGATATTTGGCTCTGCATCGATGTTATCAATCAATCCAGTTGGAAATGAATTTTCAAACTGCAATGGTGGTGTCAATATCGAGCCGCCAACTGCCCCCAAATTGGGATCATGCAGCGTCCAGCTGAACAATTCATGCAGCACATTGGCCTCTGGTATGGCATCATCATCCATGCGCCAAACCCATTTGTATCCCATTGTGTTGGCTGCATGGTGGTTGTGGTGTGTGCCCTTTTTAGCAGCAAACCGCCATTCCCATTCAATGCCTTTGATGTCCATCATCTGAAACAGATTTTTATAAATCAGCTCATTTCTGACATCCCTTGGATTTTCATTGTCATCAAAAATGACCACTTTGTCTGGCCGTTTGGTCTGATTGATGATGGCAGCCAAAGCCAGTGGCAGCGTTGTGTCATATCGGCCTCGAGTGCCAATGCTGCATAAAACCTTATCCACGATCCCACCTCAGAATCATCAAATTGAATCGATTGTGTTCAGTCAATGATCTTGGCTCTGATGTTATGGCTCCATGCTCGCTGATGTATTCCACATCAAAATCAAAGAAATTGGTTTCATTAAGGCCATGCAGTTTGTGGTGTTCTCCCCAAAAGCCTGGTGGCTCATTCCATGGCACTGTGATCAGCAATCGATTGCAATGCTTTTTCAGCTTTTCCACAATGTCCAAGCCATTTGATAAATGCTCGATCACTTCAAAAGCAATGATGGTGTCAAACTGTCCCAGCTGGATTTCATTGATGTCTGCACATGAAAACTTGATGTTTTCGCCCCATTGCTGATCTTGAGCCACATCGATGATGATGGGGTCATAATCCAAACCCAAATACTCGATGTCATTGGGTAGAAATTGAGTGCCAAATCCAGTGCTGCAGCCAATTTCCAAAATCTTTTTGCCACGCAGATTTCGATTGGCCCACATATATCGTGTGGCCTCTCGAGGATAAACTGGATCACCTTTCAGAAAAACTGCACGTTCATAATTGTTTGTGAGTTTCCATCGATAGTAATCTGGATTGTGCTGCTTGGCAAAATTCAGCTCATTGATCAGGAGCATTTGCTCCCATGTTTTGTTTTGTATTGTCATGTTGTTTTATGTTTTGTTGATAATTATATGTTTCCATTTGGATCAGTTGGCCATGTTACATTCCAAGGAAATCCTGTT